CCGCGGATCAATGAACACACGGCCATCACCCATAGTGAGTCCGTCCGCTTTTTCGCGGCCGAGCTTCCTACGGATGATGGCGATGTATTTGCGGCGAGGCATCAGGCGGCTTTCTTGTAGCGGAGGTTCGCGTAGTGCAGATCGAGGCGGGCCTTGAACAGATCCCACTCGTTGTCCGAAGAGAACATCCACTCGATGCTGTGATCGTTTGCCTTCTCCTTGCCGATACGAACGACGGCGCGGCGCTGAACCTTCTGGTCCGGCCGGTTCTCGTTCCATAAGCGCTCATAGGCTGCGAGCTGCAGCTTCTGCGAGAGGTAGATGCCGGACGATGTCTTCCAGTCGAGCAAGACAATGCGGCCTTCCTTGTCTACGGACGGCGCGTCGATTGTGCCGCCAAACAAGTGCGCCTCGCTGACGAGCTGCACCTCCGGCTCAAGCACCGTGAGACCCTGCTCGTTCCAGAACGACAGGAAGTTATTGAACGCGACGCCCGCCTTCTCAATGTCGGCCGGTGCGAACTCGGAGAGGTCAGCCGCCCAACCGTGGAAAAAGCACTCGATTAAGAAGTGCGTGATCGTCCCGATGTCGGCCGCGCGGTCGCGCACCTTGCGGTAGTCTTGGTTCTTGTTTCCAAGACCCCATGCCCAGTGGATCAGGTTGCTCTGGTCATCGCCGATCTTGGAAATGGTCGAGGCGCCGACCACTTGCGTGCCGTCTTTGAGGATATATTTCTGGTGCGCTTTCAGCTTCTCCAAACGTACGAGTTTGCGTCCGTCTGCAGCGAAGCGCTCCGGCGCAGGCTCCGCGGCCTTGGCCGAAGGGGAGCGGCGTTTTGCCGCCCCCCTTTTGCGTGCAGTGATTGCCATTGCTACCACTCGACCTCTTCGTTGTTGGTTCCGTTCTTGGCCACGCGCATCTCGCGCTCAACGTGCTGGTCTTTGGCCTCAGTCACCTCGAAGCCGTAAGCCTCGGCGGTGCCGCCGCTGCTCCAAGTGACGAGATCCAAAATCTGGACTGCCTTGGGCTGCAAGGTAATTCCGGCGCCGAGCGACGCGGTGTACCAGAAGTATGGAACCACAGCGACCTTGAGCTTGCTCCCGCCGCCGATGTTTTCGTTGGTGATCTGACCGGCCGCGTCGAACAGCTTCGGCTGGCGTGTGTACGTCTCGCCGTCCTTGCTCTTGCCGGTCGCCTTGACCTTCAACTTGAGCTGCACCAGTCCGTCGTTCTCGCTCCACGGCGCTGCGTGGATCTTGAGCGTGTCCTTTTTCAGCTCGCGCTTTTTGTCGGCGACGAACTCCGAGAACATGGCCTCGATCTGTTTGAGAAACGGCTCCGCGTCTTCGGCGGACATTTCGAGGTCTACTTTGTATTGGCCTTCCTCGCTGAACTTGGTGTCCGGCGAGTTGAGTCTGGGATAGCGAGCAACGCCCGCGGGTGTGGTCAGGGTTTTATTCATTTTGTGTATGTGGGTTTGGTGTTTTTGGTTGGATGGGAAAATCGCTGTGGCGCATGAGTTCGCAGAAGTCCTCGAACGTGAGGGTGACCAGCATGCGGCAGTGATCCTTGCGATGGATCACGGCACAGTTTTTGCGCTCGGCGTCGCGGTAGGCTTGGGCGATAGCCGCATCGAGGTCGAAGCGCGCGCGGCCGTGGCGTTTGCACTCGAAGTGCCAATCCGGCAAGCAGGGCACAATCACGTCTGGTGCGGAGATCCCCCAAGATCCCTGCGAGACCTGCGCGCCCCGCTTTGCCGGAAAACCTTCGGCGGTCAGAGCCTTGGCGACCTCGCGCTCGAACGAGGCGCCTTTCTGTCGGGAATTAATCACTCGTTGATGGCCTCCCACAGCTGTTTATCCGGTGCGTAGACGCTGTTGCCCTCGTCGGTGAGCCGCGGCGCGGAGACGATGTTGCTGACCGGCGCCTTCGCGTCGAAGCGCGTCAGGCTTGGACGCCACGTCATATTCAAGGTGCCGGTGCGTCCGGCGCGGTGCTTGGCGATGATTAACTCCGCGTCCTGTGGTTCTGGCTCCTCGTCGGCGACCGCGTAGTAGGCAGGGCGGTGAACGAGAGCGACGAGATCGGCGTCCTGTTCAATGCTTCCTGACTCGCGCAGATCGGAGAGCTTCGGCCGGTTGTCAGGCCGGTTCTCTGCCTGCCGGTTGAGCTGCGCGGCGGCGACCACTGGAATGCCCAGTTCCATCGCCATCGCTTTTAGTCCGCGCGAGACGAAGCCGACCTCGTTCTCGCGGCTCTTGGCGCCGCCGTGGCTTACCAATTGAAGGTAATCGACAAAGATGATCTTCACGCCCCACCTGCGAACGGCCAACCTCGCACGTCCGCGAATGTCCAAGAGACTCATACCACAGCGGTCATCTATGTACAAAGGCTCGCCGGAAAAATCCAAAGCGACGGAACCGATGCGGCGTTTGCCAGCCATATCGACAAAGCCGTTGCGGACCAGCTCGGTGTTGGTGTTGGCGCGGGACAACACTACGCGAGCGGCTAACTCATTGGCGGGCATTTCGAGGCTAAAGTAGAGCACCGGCACCTTGCGACGCATCAGGTTGTCCGCGATGTTCATCATCAGCGCGCTCTTACCCATGGCCGGACGCCCAGCAATGATGCTCAAGGTGCCGCCGCGGAGACCGCCGGTCACCTGATCCAGATCAGCGAAGCCGGTGCGCAGACCTAGCGTCTGCTTGTTGTCCATGAGCGCCTCCAGCTCTTCGAGGAGCGAGGGCACGATGTCGGCCGCGCTGCGCATCGAGTCGGTCGGGGCGCCGAGACTGAGCGACAAGACACTCTCTCCGGCGGACTGCAGCACCTCGTCGGCGTTTGCGGCCATGTCGTTAGCCGCGGCCTGCATGGCGACTGCCGCGGAGATGATGCTGCGACGGCCGTGCAGATCGCGCAGGGTTTGCGCGTGGTATTCGAGCGCGGCGAGACCGCCGCACGCTTGCATGAGAAACTCGGTGATGGCTCCGGCGCCGCCGACAAAGGTCAGCTTTTTTTGCGCGTCGAGCCTCTGCGTGACGGCAATGATATTCGGCACACCGCCATCTGCGCGGATCTCATTGATCGCATCGAAAATCGCGCGGTGCGCCGGAGTGTAAAAAAGATCAGCGTGCAGACCGGCAACTTCATCGGCGAGCTTCGGCTCGGCCATGAGTGTGCCGAGCACAGCCTTCTCGGTGTTTGGGCTTTGTGGGGTGGTGGTTTTCATACAAAGTTGTCGTCGTCGTCATCACTCGCTGCCAGCACGGCGAGAACCAGCAGGGCGAGGAAAGCTAGGTAGATGAAAGTTTGCACCGGACTCATTGCGCTCCCTCCGGCGTTGGCGCATTTCGTAGCGACGCTTGAGCCAGCGGTCGCACGCTTCGTCTACCGCTATGACATCTTCCGCAACGTGGGGCCATACGCTTTTAAGGGTTTGTTTAAGTTCGGGTCTCATCGGCTGCCGTTTCTACGTCGTTCGGCGTGGTGGCAGCCGCGGGTTCTTGGTGTGGGCAAGTGTGGACAAATGCGGACGCGGGGGCAACAACTTTTAAGCGTTTTCTGCAAAAAATTTCGTCCCAGTTTTCGCGGTATTTTGAGCCGTCTACCGGCCGCGGGGCGTCGCCCTTTCCGGCACTCATAGCGGCTCCTCCACGGCGAGCAGGGCTTCGTGCTTCTCGTCGCTGACGTCGGAAGAGAGCGCCGCGCACCGCTTCAAGACGAGCTTGAGCCGGTTGACGCGCTTAATCAGCTCGCGCTTCTCCGCTTCGAGGTTGGCCATTTCGGCCGAGTTGCGCTTGTCCTCGGCGCGGTAGAACTCCAGCTCCGCGGAGGAGCCGAAGTTGCTACCGAAGCCGATCTCGCCGACCACTAGGTCAGGGTTCATTTCTTAGCCCTCCCTTGCTCTTCGGCGAGCCGCTCGATGACCGCGTTGAGCAGCAGGTAGAGCGCGTCGAGGGTGGCCTTGGCGTCGTCTACAGACGCGGTGATGGTTTCCATGTTGATGGTGTATTCAGCCAACTTGGGCTGAACCGACTTGGTTTTAGCTGTGCGCTTTTTCATGTGTGTGGGAAATGATGAAGGGGAGGGTGGGACATTTGCTGTCCGAGGGGTTAATATGAAATTGATAACTGGGGGGGGGGGGGGCAATCAGTTATTGGGACGCGCGAGGGATTTTGCGACATCGTCTAGCAGCTCCCAGTTACTGGGTTTCCGGTGTCGTTCGGGGGAGTAGCGGACCTTCTTGCGCCCTTTCAGATCTTCGAGCGTCCAAAGCACAAACTGATTTCGATCCGGCAGGTAAGCGGCGAGGATGTCAAAGTCGCCCTTTAGGTAGGCTGACTTGCTTGAGCGCCCTCGTCCGACATTTATAGAATACTCACCGCGCACGCCGTCAAAGTAAGCGGTTTTGACCTGCACCATGAGCGGGCGCTGACCCGCCTTGATAATGCACAGGTCGGCTGTCTGTGAGTGCCCACGCGGAGCAAAAATCTCAAAGTCGCGGACCATGGCGCCGACCGCAAACAGTTGCTCGGAGATCTCGCCCTTGCGGCACGCCGACAGGTCAAACTCGGCCATCCGGTTTATCACGCTGCTACCTCCATGCGCGCGCGCTGCAGGCTGCGCTCTAGGGCGCTGGGGCCGGACGTCTGCTGCGGCAGAGGCTGCGGGTTATGCGCGCCCCCGCGCTTGTCGCGGTATTTGTCGGTGTAGGGCTTGACGTAAGCGCAGGCGATGGCGGTCTTGATCGCCTCGACGGCTTGCCATTCGTTGACGGTCGCCAGTTCGTCCAAGATGATCTTGGCGGCGCGCAACGTCATGGGGTTGTTTCGCCCGCGGATCTTGCCGGTGCGAAATTCGCAAAACTCGCCCCACCATTTGTGAAAGCCGGAGCCGGAGTGGGGTAGGGGAAGCGAATCGGGGCCGACAACCTCGACCGGAGCCTTGGCCTTGCGCGGCTTGGATTCGGGGGCGCCGGTTGCTGCCTCGTCCTTTTTGGGAGGATGCGAAGGCGACGGAGTCGCCGGAGTGTCACCTAATAGATGTTCCTTATTGTTACTTATAGTTGGGGTCCGATTCTGACACTCCTTGGGTCCAATCGTGACACTACTTGGGTCCAAATTTTGGACCCGTCTCAATTTGACACCTATCTCCGGCGCCAGTCCGACAATGCGCCAAACGGTCGCCTCGGAGCCGTTTCCGGCGATGCGGCGATGACCCTTCTCGACCATGGCCAGCTCGCCGAAGTCCTGCAGGCGGCGCAAGGAGCGGGCAACGGTTGAGCGAGCCAAGCGCGTCTTGCTGCACAGCTTGCCCCAAGATCCGAAGCAGTTGCCGTACTCATCCGCAAAGTCAGCCAGCGCGAGCAGCACCAGCCGGTCGGCGCCTTCCGCCTCGCTCTTCTCCCAGACGTAAGAGGTCGCGGCGACGCTCATTGTGCCCTCCTCAGACGGTTGCGCTTGCTAATATCCGAGGACTCGAACTGCAAGACGCCCTCGGTAGTGGCCATGCCGGTGTATTTGCACCTGAGCGTGTCGAAGGGTGGGCAGACCGGCTTCCAGCTTTCCGCGTCCTTCACCCAGCAGATGGCGCGCTCGGACCAGTTGGGGATGCCCTCGATGTAGAGCATGCGCGCGTTCCGCGGGGTCTGAGCCTTGCAGAGCTTCACGTTGGCGAACTCATCGCCTTGCTTGATGCCAACCTGCCGCGCAGTCTCCTCGGCCAGCTCCTTGGCTGACTTAGGGGCGGCGACTAGGCTGGCTTCCGGTTTAGGCTCTGGGGCCGTCACCGGCTCGACCGGCGGGGCGGCTACCGGTTCAGACACCGGATTAGGGCCGGATACCGGCTTGGGGGCGGGTTGGGGTTGTGGCTTGAAGGCGGCTTTGGCTTTATCGATGAGGTTTTGCATGGGTGTTTTTGTGAAAAATTTTGCGGCGGGTTACCGGTCGGGGGTTTGCGAAGAAAAAATCAAGTCAGACCCCCTCCCCCCCTCTGTACAGAGGAATGTGCGAGGGGTTAATCGCTGTGGCTCCATTATACATTCTGGACATAGTATTCGGTTATAGCGTAAGTCGTTGAACATCAGCATCGATGCTCTCCGGTTTCGGGGTGGAATTGACCGGCGGGAGCGCTGCCGCGGCCTTTTGCGGCGTGTCTCCGCTCACCTCGACCGGTTCCCACGCCACATCCACCACATCGCCACGCGCCTTGAGTCCGGCCACGAACGTATCCCAAGCCTCGGCGGCTGGCGCCATGACATGCTCGACGCGCTGCGTGGCGCCGCCGGAGAGCAGCTCTGATTTCTCCGTTGCAACCGCGGACATGATCGTCAGCTCGTGCGACTTCATGTCCGGTATCCTCTCAAAGAGTTCCGCGGTCCCTACGGCAGCCAACGTCTTCCAGTTCTTCGAGG